AAATCCTTCACCAGCAGCAGAATTGGCTGGGTCAACTGACATAGCATATGAACCAGAAGATTGTTGTGAACCAGACCGTGCTATGCCAGCACCTGTTACAACATATCCTGAAGCATCCCCAGTTGTCATAGCAAGTTCCATACTGGGATTAGTTACCCAGTTTGTAGTAAGGACTTGCGTAGGAATAGAGAAGAGTGTAGCAGCCGTAGTAGAGGTTGCAGACCTGAAGGGGGAATACTTGGTGAATGGATGCCCACTAGTTCTGGTACTTGCATCAATCTCCCACTCCCTGTGGTCAATGTGTCTTTCATTCGCCATAAAATATCTCCCTGTTATTTATCCCACCAGCGTAATATTACCACAAAGCTTCCCATTACTGCTGATGTATGAAGCACTAATAAAGCCAAGGCCATCATACCTGTCTTAATTCCATACATCTTACTACGCCACCCCTGAACTTCCCCTACAGCCTTTTCTAGATTCTCAAGGTTTCTACAAAGAGAAGCATTCAAAGCTGTCTGGCTTTGAATATAATTATCAAGCCGCTCCATATAAATGGCAAGCTTGACATTAACATCTTCATCAATAGATGTAGACATAGTTATGGAAGTGGGGGGAGCCATACCCACTGGTAATGGCTCCCCCCACTGGTGGATTACGCACTCAAGTCCATTATTTTGGCCTGAGTCCAAATGTTCTTGCAGCGCATTTCTGCCATAGTGTACAGCAAGCCACGAACTACGAGAGCATTAGCAGCGAAGTAGTCACGGTTCTCAACGTACTGAGTAGGTTGAGCAACCGCAATCTCTAGGTAATCCGTATCCAACACATAAACGTTGGAACCTAGAACTGCATCATTAGTTGCTACCGATTTAGGCACATCAGCATCGGGGAGGATGGGGATGCCCTGATAGGTAGCGAGAACCAGCCCAGTGCGAGTACCTGGGAAGGTACGCTCTGAACCTACACCAACCTGGAATTCTTCCTGGCCCATGTAACGTTGGGCTGAATTAAGCAACCGCTCCAAATTGAAGTATTGGTCGTGTCCGAGCAAAATTAGCTTTGGTTCTCCTCCATTTTCCCGTATCTTCTGGATACAAGTATCCAACAAAGTTAGGGACAACGACCTTCCAGTACCAGAGTTGGAGCCTACTGAAGCAGCAGCATTCCAAGCCCCAGCAGTACGGTCATTCAGAGTTAGGTCATAAGCCCTAGTACGGGCTACTCCCCCACCAACAGCCATCCCATCTTCTGAAACAATGTCATCAATGGAAGTGAAGCCAGCCCTGCTATAGATATAAGCTATGTCACCATCAGCAAACGTAGTGCCAGTAGCAACCGTTACAACACCCGTAGAGGTATTAACAGCGGAGACTACAGAACCGCTAGTGCGGTCATGAGCCGTTCCTGATACATCATACTGAGATACTGCATCACCAACCTTAAAGTGAGCAGCTATAGCAGCAGGAACAGTGAAGGTAGTAGTAGCTCCAGCCGAAGCCAGGAATGCGCTACCAGCCAACAATTCCTCGTTGATTTCCTTCACATGGTCTAGTTGGGCATGTTCGTTCTCCATCGCCAGCACATCCCCAATACCGCCTTCCAATTGGGCCGTGAAGACGGACTTCACAGAAGCACCAAAGGTCGTTGAAATTATACGAGGCAAGCTCGATACAGTTGCAATATTGGAAATGTCCACGGTTGGGAGACTGCCAGTTTCAGTTACGGGCCTGGAACGTCCAGCACCCCTATCAGTTCTGACACGCCAACCAGCAGTGTTACCCCAAACAGTTCGGGGAATTGCATTAAAGAACCTAGTCTGGTTGTTCAATGCTTGCCATACTTTACGTCCATAAGTGGTGTTGAATATGCCAGTAGCAGTGTCAACAGTAAAGTAGGACTGTTTCATCAGGTACTCAGGGCCAAATACCGATTGGTACAAGCCCCGTTGAGATTGAGCCAAATATTCAGACAATGAGGGATTGTTAGCCATCTCTTGTCCTCCTTCTATTAATTTAGTTATTTAATCTAACCAAGGAGTTCCCGTGGTACTCCATCAGTTTGTCCCATTTCGATGTTCTGCTGCAACCGTCTGAGTTCACCGTAAGACAAGTCAACCAACTGGTCAACAGTGTCAGTGTGACTCTGAGCCTTCTGAATAATGGTAGTCCCATCAACACCCAGAGAATCTCCAGTACTAAGTTTGGGAGCAGCCAAGCCACGCTCTTCACGGAAGCCCATCTTTCTCAAACGGCCTTCTGCTTCAGTAGAGATAGCCTTTTCCATGTTCGATTCATACGCAGCTATCTGCTTTTTTAGGGCATCCAACTGCATCTTCATTTCGTCCATAGCATCGTCAGGGTCTTTATCCTCTTCCTCACCTTTCTCTTCTACGGGAAATTCCTCTTCTTTATCATCCTCATGTTGTCTCTTAGAATAACGTTTCATATCAACGTCTTCTACATCATCTTCGTCATCTTCATCTTTCTCGTTCTTCCAATCATTATCAGCCAAACGCAACAACGCAGCCTGGATAGTCTTCTGTTGGTCTTCTATCTTAGTGCCAATAGGTGCGCCTTTCTCAGAATCATCTGCTGTAGCAGCAGATTTTCCAGTGGCTTTTGCTGAACGAGAGTCACCACTTACATCCATGCCTTTCTCTTCTGTCTTAGTTCCTTCTTTTAACAACTGAAAAACTTCAGTGGCTACCGCTTTAACTACTTCCTGCTGTTCATATCGAGCTTGTTCCTTATGAATGCGCTCTACTTCAACAGCATCTTCCTTAGAGAGTCGAGAATCCATCTTCTGGAGAACTTCAGCCACAGCAGCCAAAGCCAAATTAGTGCCTTCCATTTGCTTTTCCAAGCGTTCAGAAACATCTGCCATAAGAATTTCCTCCTAATATGTGGCATTTCCAGCCCATTCTGTAATTCACTTTAGGGCTGGTCTTAGCCACATCCGACCCTGCAAGTGTTACTTAAATACAAAATTATAGTATTTCGTAAGTTTATTATACTAAGAAAAACGAAAAACTTTAATATTTTATATTAAGGATTTGCGGGAATTCCATTCGTTTGTAAATAAAGCATTTCATTTCTAAAATCATATAGAGGGACTTGTACTAATTTCTTAAATTTCTCACACTGTACACCCTCAGGCATAGAAGCGTCAATCAAATCTAGTACTTTTCCTACCATACGAGAATGTTTTGCTATAATCATTTCTTGTATTGGGCTTACTTGTCTAGGGTCAACCATAATACATTCTCCTATTCTTTCTAATTTCTACCTAATTCTTCTTTAGATAACTGACTAGGTAAAGCATTACGCATAGTCTTATCTTTCACTTCATTTCGTATTTGTTTCCAAGCTCCCGCAAGAAAATAAACTCCTTCCCTAGCTCTATTAGTTACAATACGCCATTCATCTTCTCGTACTTGTTTGGGTCTTTGGTAGTTCTGGTATTGTTTTTTATGGGAAGTAACTGTAGTTATTTTTCCACTAGCTAATCTACGTTTATGTTTTTTAACATTCATTGTGTAACGAAATGTTTCATAAGAAATTCCATCTTCTACATCAGAAGCATAAGGAATATCATATATAATAGTCCACCCATCTTTTGTATAATAAATTTTAGAAGAGTCTCTTAATGCACCTGACTGAACAGGAACCAAATCTCGACTTCTAGTTAGCGTTTTTTTACCTAATGCTTTGACTTCTTTTTTCAAAGCTTTATCAAAAGCACGGTCTAACTTCTTACTTTGACGCTTATTAAACATAACTTATTATACTTCAGGCTTTGGCTTTTCTAACAAACCCTGAGTTCGTAGCATCAATTCAATGAACTCTTGATTTTCTGAAACAAACATGGCATAAGTATTACCCCAATCTAACCATGCTTGTAACAAACTAGCTACTGTATCCTCAACCATTAATGTTATAGTCATAACTGTCCATCCCATTTCCTTTCTAATATACTCACCCAGGTTTCAGGAACCATGTCTACAAACTCAGATTCTACATAATCATATCTACTAAGATAAATAACTTCCTTACCTATATAACCATAAGCAGGATGCCAATAAGTAAGAATTTGTTTAGGGTGGCTGGCCTTATTCATTCTCTGCAAAGAGAATTCATCTGGCCCTTTCATACAACCACATATATGTAGTTCTCCTGTATCTATATCTATTTCATCTACTCTATGAAAGTGTCCTATCATTACAGAATCGAAATGGATTTTTGCTACTCCAGGTTGATTGTACTGCAACATACTACGTAAATTAGATATGGTTTTCATTAACGATTGTTGAGAACCCCCACCAGAAACTGCATCACCATGAGTTATTAAGATGTTTCTATTAGCCACATTAAAAATATGAAAGAAACTTTGGCTAATATCGAACTTAATATTAGAATGGTTACGGCAAAAAGCAGCAATCCATTGGTACATTAAGTAATCCCAATCCATATATTTATTCTTCATGGGAGGTTTTTTAGTCATTCTTCCATGATTACCAACTACACAAGGAATTTTAATGGAATCAAAGTGCGGAGCTAAATATCTTAGAGCTTGAGAAATTAAATTTGCCCCTCTAATCATTTGCCCCATGCAATGGTCTATGTTAGTTTTGGAGAGTTCTTCATGTATATCTCCACTAATCATATCTCCCAATAAAGGAATAACTAATTCATTAACGTCAGCAGAATTTCTTCTGTACGTAACCAGATTCAATACTTGGGTAGCCCAACCACTTAAACGATTGTTAAATATTTCAAAGTTGTATTGATTAAGTCCAGCCATTTGTTGCAGATTTACAGATTCCCCAATATGAGTATCTGATAAGGGAGCAATTACAACTTGGGGGGTTTCTCCCCTATGTTTTCCTTTAGAAGTATGGGGTTTAATTGAAGGAAGGGCATTAAAAGCAGGAGTTAATTCCTCAATAGAATGAACTAATAAATCTTTCTGAGCTAATTCTTTGAGGGCTTGGTCATATAATCTTTTATAAAGC